GGTAATTCGCACCCCGGGGTTTGGTTAGTTTTGATTTTTTTTGGGCGATGTCTGCCCGGTTGGCAGCGCACCGACCAGGGATCATCCGTCGGCGCACCGAATAAACGCGCGCGCGGAATTGGCGCGCAGCGAGACGACAATGGCTGACATCAACCCGGACGCCAAACTGATTGGCCGCCAGCAAGTGCGCGCCATGTTGGGCGGCGTCGACGACCGCACAATCGCCCGCTGGCAGCAGCGCGCGAATGATCCATTGCCCGTAGCGTCTCGCGGCAGGCCCATCCAATACGACATCGGCGACGTTCACAAATGGGGCGTCCGTCAGCGCCTCGCCGATATGACTGTCGCCGATGACGGCACCGTCTATGACATTGACGCCGAGCGCGGCCGGCTCACCCACCACCAGGCCAACAAAACGGCGCTGGAGGAACAGGCGCTGGCCGGCGTATTGATCCGCGCGGATCTCGTCGAGCAGCAGTGGTCGGCAATTGCCGCCGGGTTGCGCGCGCACCTGTTGGCGCTGCCTGTGCGATTAGCGCAGGTGGCCGTCGCCAGCGGCAGCGAATTGCGCGAGGTCGAGCGCGTCGCCAGAGATGAGATATACGGCGCACTGGCCGAGATGATTGATGCAGCCACTCAACGAATTATCACAGATCCAGCAGATAGCGGCGGCGAGCCTGGAAAAGCTGCGCCCGCCGCCGCGCCTGACGGTGGCGGAATGGGCGGATCAGTACCGCTATCTGAGCCCGGAGGCGAGCAGCGAGGCGGGCAAATGGCATAACGCGCGGGCGCCGCACACGGTTGCGCCAATGGCCGCGCTCAGTCCGCATGACCCCTGCCAGGAGGTCGTGCTGATGTGGTGCTCCCAGTCCGGCAAAACCGAGGTCATCAACAATTTTGCGGGGTACGTAATCGATCAGGACCCCGGCCCGGCGCTGGTCATCCAGCCCAATCAAAAACCCATGGGCGAGGCCTGGAGCAAAGACCGGCTCGCGCCGATGTTGCGCGATACCCCCGCGCTGACCGGAAAAATTGCCGACGACAAAGGGCGCATTTCCGGCAACACGATTTTCCATAAAAAATTCCCCGGCGGGCATTTGACCATCGGCGGCGCGAACAGCCCGGCCGGGCTGGCGTCGCGCCCGATCCGTTATTTGCTCGGAGACGAGATCGACCGCTGGGAGGTGACCAAAGAAGGGTCCGCCCTGTCGCTGGCCCGTAAACGCACCGCCAGATTTTGGAATCGAAAAATACTACTGGTGTCGTCGCCGACCTATGAGGGTCGCGGCATCGAGGCCGAGTGGCAAAACACTCAGCAGCACCAATGGCAACTGCCGTGCCTGCACTGCGGCGAATACCAGTTCCCGCGCCTGCAGCACTACAGTTGGGATCGCGACACAGCCGGCAAAATAACCCGCATCAGTTATGCCTGCGGCCACTGTGGCGCTGAGCACGACGAGCGCGAGCAGCACCAAATCAAATCGGCCGGGCGTTGGGAACAGATCAACGACGGCGACCCTCGCCGCCGGGGGTATTGGCTCAACCAGTGGGGCAGCCCGCTGGCCGAATGGCGGGAGACGGTCGAGGAGTTCCTCGCCGCGAAAAATGACCCGGAAAAATTGCAGGCGGTCACCAACACAGTATTTGCCGAGTGCTGGAGCGGCGGCGGTGACGGCATCGACGACAACACATTGCGCCAGCGCCGCGAGCAATACCCGGCAGCCGCGCCGAATGATGTGCTGGTTGTCACTGCCGGCATCGACGTGCAGGGCGACCGGATCGAATTTGAGGCCGTCGGCTGGGGTGCGGACGAGGAATCCTGGGGTATAGAGCACAGGGTAATCCACGGCGACCCGGCGCAGCCCGGCGTGTGGGACCAATTGGACGCGGCATTGCGTCAGGAATACCAACACGAAAGCGGCGGGCGCATCGGCATTATGGCGGCTGCCATCGACTCCGGCGGCCACCACACGAAAATGGTCTACGATTTTTGCCGGTCCCGCTGGGCGCAGCGCGTGTATGCGGTCAAGGGGATCGGCGGCGAAAGCGCGCCCATTGTGCGTCCGCCGGTCAAACAAAAACAAACGACGCCCGGTCCGCCGGTGCGGTTGTTTTCGGTCGGCGTAGATCAGGCCAAGAGCGCGATTTACGCCAGGCTATCGATTGCCGAGCCGGGGCCGCACTACTGCCATTTTCCGGTGGCATACACGGACGAGTGGTTTTCGCAGCTCACCGCAGAAAAAGTGGAAACGAAATACCGCCGCGGGTACGCGCATCGCGTCTGGGTGAAAACCCGGCCGCGCAATGAGGCACTCGATATGCGCGCCTATTCGTTGGCCGCGCTGAAAATACTCAACCCGGTGTGGTCGCAATTGTCAGCGCCCACAGTCGCCGCTGCGCCACAGCGTGAGCGCCGCAACCCGCTGCTGGCCGGCCTCGGGGCCAGCCGTCAACAGAGTGGAGATCCGTATCTGTGAGCACATGCCCCCAACCAGCTGGCGCCACCGACCTGCCCACCCTGCGCCAGCGTCTGGCCGAGGCGGAGCAGGCGCACCACAACCTGCTGTGCGGCTACGCCGCGGTCAGCGTCAGCGGGTCCGGCAGCAGCGTCACCTACACCGCTGCGCAGGTCGGCGCGCTGGCGGCGTATGTGCATACGCTGCGCGCGCAAATCGCGACCCTCGAAGGGCGCGGCGGCTCGGCGCGCCGGCCGATCTACTGCTAGGCCGCCGCCATGCGTAGCCCGCAAATCGCGCCCTGGCCGTCGTCGGCGTCGCTGCCATCGGCGGCGCCCGGCACATCGCTGGTGCCTGCCGCCGGGCAGCAGATGAGCGCCACCGCGCCCGACACCGCTCATTTCGGCGCCAGCCGCGTGGCCCGAGAGCTGCGCGATTGGTACCCGGCCGGCGGCAGCCCGGATGCCGACGTGCTGCCAGAGCTGGGCATGCTGCGCGATCGATCCCGCGATCTGGGCCGCAACAACGCCATGCTGTCGGGCGCGGTGCAGACGCAGATCGACAACATTGTCGGGCCTGTGCTGCGGCTCAACGCCCGGCCAAATGCGCGCCTGCTGGGCTGGTCGGCAGAGCAGGCCGCGGAATGGTCGCGCCGCGTGGAGGCGCTGTGGCGCGATTTTGCCGAGACACCCGCGTTTAGCGTTGATGGCGGATTGGATTTCCACGGCGCGACGCAGGTGGCGTTGCGCGCCGCGCTGATCAGCGGCGACGCGCTGGCGCTGCCGATGTGGCTGCCGCAGCGCGCCACCACGCGCTGGGCGACCGCGCTGCAGTTGGTTGAGGCCGACCGCCTGAGCAACCCCAACGACGCACCGGACGCGGACCAGCTGCGCGGCGGAATCGAAACGCGCCGCCTGGGCGAGCCGGCCGCCTATCACGTGCGCATGGCTCACCCCGGCGATGATCTGTACACCGCGCGCGATCACCAGTGGCAACGCATCCCTGCGCGCACGCGCTGGGGCCGGGCGCGGGTCATCCATCTGCGCGATGCGCAGCGCCCCGGCCAAAAGCGCGGCGTGCCAATTGCGAGCACGGTGATGGCCTCGCTGAAAATGTCCGGCCATTACCAGTTAACCGAATTACAGGCGGCGCTGGTCAATGCAAAAATCGCCGCGATCATCGAGTCCAGTTTGAGTGGCGAGGAAATCTCCGCCATGTTCGGGGCCAAGCCGGAGGATTTGATGGAGGCCTACAACGGCTGGCGAGGCAATCTGGATTCCGGTGCGTTTTTGCAGGTGCCCGTCGGCGCAAAAGTGGGCGGATTCGCGCCTCAGCGCCCGGCGACGGCCTATGCCGATTTCATGTCGCACATCGCAAACGAGATCGCGGTTGGCATGAATATGCCTGGCCTGCTGGTCACCAAGGATTTCAGCAAGGTCAATTTTTCCAGCGCCCGCGCTGCATTGCTGGAGGCATGGCGGCATTTTCACAGCCGAAGAAAATGGTTGGCGGGCGGCTGGTGCAATCAGGTGTATGCGCTGTTTCTTGAGGAGGCGGCAAATGCGGGGCTGATCGAGGCGCCGGATTTTTATGCCAACAAAACCGCCTATTGCGGCGCCCAGTGGATCGGTGTTGGGCAT